TATTTTGCCGGTCACAGGTGGTGGCACTAAAGAATGGAATGGGTCTTTTTTGTCACCAACTGCAGTGTAAATAGGTGGCACTATGCCAGTCACACCATTTGTACCTGTGGAAGTCATGCCCACAGAAACCGTTAGAGTAGGGGCCTTTAGGGCATTTAACGCTTTTTGAATAGCTGCAATCTGAGACAACACGGATGCGGTCGAGGTTGGAAAGTCCACAAATGGATCGCTGGCCGTACCAATCTTTTTTATGTTTCCGTTGACATCCATAACAAGGCCGTTGGCGGCTAATACCCTTTTGGCTAATTCATCGGCCGCTGCCACATTGTCATTAAGGATGGCTTGTTGTAGTTTAAGTCGATCGATGTCATCGAGTGAACCAGACTTTGCGGCGTTGGTTAATGCCGCCATTATTTCAATTTGAGATAAATCAAGGACTTTACTATCTCGTTTAAGAGCAAGGGCATCTTGCTCTAACTTTAACCTTTTTAATTTATCGGCAGTCAGGGCTTTGGATTGAGCTAAAGCTGCCGCATCCCATTGTTTTGTTAACCTAGCCAATAATTCTTCCGCTTTTGTTAATTTTTTAGTTGTGTCCAATGCAACAATAGGAGCAGCGGTGGCCGCAGTAAATCCCGATGGTTTTGTAGATGTTGGAAGTGAAAAGCCAGTCAAAGGCTGCCCTTTTGGAAGTGAAAAACCTGACGGTTTCGTAACATCGCCTAGAGGTTTGTACGGTACAACCGCACTAGGTTTGGCATTAGCCATCAATACGCCCATACCAACCAAAGCGGCTGCAATCGCAAACACAGGATTAAGCACTAACTCGCCAGACATAATTGCAGCTGCACCGCCGACTGCCTCCATACCTTTTGCAATCGCAAACAAAGCCAAAGAAAATTCTGCAAGAGGTTTGATGTTATCGGCGAGAAATGTTAATAATGGCATCAACTTCAACCCAGCATCGGCAAAACTTGCACCCAAGGTAGCCATGGCAATTTCGGTTTTTGCTCTCAAAATATCTAATGCGCCAGCAGCCGTTTGCGAATAAGCCAAAGCGGCTCCGCCCACTTTTTTCTTTGATTGATCTATCAATTTATTAAACGCATTAAGAGGTGTCAAAGTTTTGTCTATTTTTAATCCAAGTTGAGCAAAGGCTCTAGAATTTCCAGCGACCGCTTTGCTAACCAATGTGGCAGTTTCTTCCAATCCTGCATAATTATATCGAGCCAGATCAGCCGTAACTCCTAGCACTTTTAATGCTTTTGCAGGGTTACCTAAAGCGGTAGTTAATTTGACTAATGCGCCCATCGTTTCTGAGGAAGTAAAACCTAAATTCGCCATTGACTGGACTTGTTTTTCATATACAGGGGCTAAATCAGAATATGAAATACCAAGATTTTTTAGGGAATTACTAAGTAAGGCTATTGCAGATTGTTCCTTGGCAAAAGCATTAAATGATTTAGTAACAATTTGTTCAACTGATGCTAAAACCGCTAATTTTTTAAGAGCTCCACCCAAACTTAAAACGTCTTTCTCCACTTTTTTTATATTTTGAGCACCCTTTAATTGAGTGATAATATCGATGACGATATTGTTTTTAGTCATGCTGCTAAACTTCCGTTAAATGATTTGGCCGCGTTTGTGCGCGCTTCAAATTGTTTTATTGCCTTTAAGATCGATGTTTCAACGGCGGTCAGGGTGTAATGTCCATTTTCATTCCAAGCCCGGTAAAGTAAACGACCTCGAATTTTTCCAAACCCTTTCATTTTGCTAGCTGAATTTATAGCTACATTAAAATGATAACCAGCATTAGGGTTTCGAGAATGGCTGCCGTGACCTTTGCCGTTAGGGCCAACCCATTTTTGACCCATTGAGTTTGTCCGCCCAGCCGTTTCAAAAATAGATCCAGCAGCTGAGAAGTTATGGATGGAATAAACGCTTACCCAACCATTAGATTGAGGTTTTGAAATAATGGTCGATGCCTTTATTCCTGCCTTTACGCGAGATCCAGCATACAAAGGGAAGCGATTTTGGCGAAACGCCGCTTCGGCATTTGACCCAGCGACTGACTTTTGACCGCTAGACCATTGGCTTAACCCCGAGATACGAGTTGGTACAAGCGCCCGGGCATCTTTGACGACTAAGTTTAAAGCGCCTTTAATTTCTTTATTCATCTCACGGTGTATATCTGGGGCAAAGTGAGCCAGGGCTTGCCGTAGTTCAATAACGCCTTTAATAGCGACTGGCATCTTTAGCTCTCCTTTCATCCTCTTTATACACTTCCAATATCGCCTGAATCATTTCTGGATCGCAATCAAGCAATTCACGAGGCGCAACTCCCATTCGAACCGATAGCGTGGCTATCAGATACGTTAAAGAATTACGCTCTACCCGTTTGGGAGATCATCTAGCACTTCGACCTTTGACAAAGTGTCCAAAAATTTCTCACCAAACGGATCAAGCGTCTGCTCCACACCGCTTTGTTCCAAACACTTCCAAGCCAACCAGTAAATATGAGTTTGCATCTCTTCCTGACGGAAGGCTTTTGCAAACCCCATTTTTGCGTAGTTTTCAAAGGCATACTCAATTCGAGGTGTTATCTGGTGTTCAGACTTGTCACCGTTCGCCCTTGTGATTTTGAGCCGTGCCATGATTTCTCCTTTTAGTAGGTTCCGGTATATGCAATCGTTACGCCTGAATTGAGCTTAAAGGTAAGTACCTGTTCGCTAATTACTGATGGGCCACCGTTAATAGGTGTGATCGTGTCAAGGAAAATTGAGAATGAGTAGAGAGCGTTGGTGGTCGATACTGTCGCAGTTCCACCAGTTTGAGTTTGCACCATCTTGCATAGGGCGGTTGTTCCGACAAGTGAGTTCAAGATTGCGATTGATCCAGTCGATGCCGTTGGATCATTAAGCAAAGTAATTGCCAAAGTTCCAGCCTGCAATCCAGCGGTGTATTTGTGTGCGGTATCGCCCATCGCGGAAATTTCTAAAGAATCATAAATGACCGATAGGGTTGCGTTCGTTAAATATGAAGATAGATCCACATAAGTAACGCCAGTCGTGTTGATTTTGAAACCAACGGTGTTGTTGAGTAAAACGGTTGATGCCATGTTATGCCTCTACTTTCTCTGCCGTTGGTTGCGTTACTACGGCCGTCTTGGGATTTGTTGGGGTTTCGTCATCTGAAATTTGGCCAATCTTTTTGTAAAAAGCCAAATCCTCTGCCGACATATTGGTTAGATCCATGTGTTTAGCTCCAATTCGTTAACGTTGAAATGTTGATTTCTGCCATAAGCATCTGGCCAGTTTCAGATGGAGAAACGGTTGGAGCTGATACAGAATTGATGTTCATCACGATTGCACTTGATGAAAGTTTGTTAAAAACTGCCACCATGAAAGTTTCAATATCTCCCAGGTTGCCTTGGTTATCGAAAAGCGGCGTTATCATGGTGATCTTAAAATTGGCCAAGGGTGCGATGTTGGCGTAGGAATTATTGGTCGGGGTAATGTAAGGATCGTTGGGTGAGACAATGACCGAATTAGCGATAGGGCTGGCAGGCGGAAAGGAAAACACCGACCAAACCCCAGGATTGTCTAAGGCCGAAGCAATAGTTGCGCGTAAAGTTGTAATGTCAGCGGTCATTAGCCCACCATCGATCGTGGGTTTGTATATGGTGAAATCAGACCTCTAACGCGAGCCATCAGCGTATTGCCCATCCTGTACGGACTAGGCGCAAAGTCTGGAGAAATTCCCCCAGCTGAGGATTGCTGACGAGCTTGCCATATATCGGTGGCAAGCATCATCGCGGCCTCACGAACGGCTGGGGTACTCGCATAAGCCGTGGTTTTTGTGTCGCTGCCAACAACTTTGCCATAAGGCAAAATTTGATGGTAATTATCATCAGCTGCGATTTTGCTAAATTGTAAGATGCAATAGCCGCGTGGAAAAGTTTGCAAATTGTACGGCATGAAATTGAACACAGGAAATGTTCCCGATCCCTGTGTCCAAGGCCATGTGCTTGTAACGGTTTGCACACCGTTATATGTTGCGCCGCAACCGCTAATTGTGACGGATTGATTTACTGCAAACGAATTAGAGGCGGAAACAACAACATAGGCATAATTTGATGCAAGATTTACGCCAACAATAGGGAATGAATTAAACCAAAGAAATTCATTAAGAAGATCCTCGGCAGTTTGACAAACTTCTTCAACAATCGAATTAGCATAGAGAGTGCCAATGCCAAGGTTGGCTTGCAGCTCTAAATAAGTCACATAAGTTGCGGCCATGCTAACTCCAATCGTTAAAGACCAGTAGGGGCTTGGGCGAACAAAACCCCTACTGGCGTACTAGGTTTTAGTTGAGGCGGAAGCGGCGAACGCCAGCTGGGATTGCGACTACGGCTGAGCCGTACCCGTAAATAGCCATCTGTACTTCCATTGAGGAAACAAGATTGACTGAGAAATAGGCAGTTGGAGATTCGTACCAAGTAGCAGCTTCTGGGGCTACCACGAAGGCAGACTCATTGATATTGGTTGAAACCACGTTTGGATCAACGTAAAGGTTAAGTCCAAGCACGTTTCCAATGATTGACGTTGGATTGGCTAAACCGCCTGCGTTCATTGGTTGGCTAGCGTTGTAAATAGGCCGGCCAGTTGTATCGGTTGATCCCATAAGGAGCGACCATTGACCTGTTCCAGCAATGTAGTTCCGCGCAACGTAAGAAGATCCAAGGTAACAAGCGGCAGACTCGTTGGAAACAAAGGAGATAATTCCTGCCGAGGTTGCAGCGGTAATTGCTCCTTGTGTACCAGCCGATGTGAGCTTGGCAATCATGGCTGCATCGGTAGCCTTGATGTATGCGCGCTCCATCTGCGTTGTAAGAGCATCCAAAAAGACAGGATCTCCGCGGTCTATGAGCTCAATAGATATTGTATTTTGCCCGCTGAACTTAGACACGGTTTGTGTCAAATATTGTGTAGCCATTCCAGTATTGCTTGGCGTACCAGCCTCTGCCGTTACTGCAACGGTTGGAGCGATTCCAGATCCACCGCCAGCCGTTGTAACAAGGCTTGGAATCGAGAAGGTCATGCCTGTACTGGCCAAAACACCTTTGCCACAAGCATCGACTGCTGGACGGCCAAAGTTTGTGTTGCTGACTAGCTCACGCAAGAAGATCGTGGGGTTAAATGCTGGGTTTGTGGTCATTGAGTCATTGGCTGCGGTGACATACATTGGATCTTCCGATGCTGCAATCCATAACTTAGATTCATCGTTGCCTAAAGCAGCTTTGATTTTGTGTTCGACATAGCGACCTTTTGAGGTAATGCCATGGCGCACGGTTGATGTGATGTAAGGCGTTGATGCCTTAATCGTTGGACGTGAGGCTTCTACGGCCTCGGTTACTGTGGCGGATGTTTCCATCGAGGCCTCACTTTCGGTAGTGGTTGGTTGTACTTCTGATGGCTCAGCTGGTGAGTCAATGTTTTCGGGATCGGTCATAGTGGCTGCTACTTTCGTGACTACGGCCTGCTCGAAGGCAGGGGATTCGACTAAGGAAACTTCTCGTAAAATTGCTTTTTGGACGTAAAGAGTTCCGTCTTTGCTTGGTTTGGATGCGATAACATCAACACCGACCGACAAACCGCCGATGAGATCCTCACTCGCTAACGTGAGGTAATCCGATCCCTTTTGAGATGCGGAAACTTTGAATGTGCCATAGATGGCAGTTTGATCTTGGGTAAAGGTTTGAGCACGGCCAATAGGATTAGACGGATCGTGTTGCGCCAGCAACTTTATTTTTGTTGGATCTTGTATCTCGATTGAGCCGTGCTCAAAAACAACTGGCCCGGCACTTGTCATGCCCACGGAGTCATAAGGTACGACTACGCCAGAAATAAGCCGCCTGCCAGTATCGGCGGACTGTATTGAGCTAGCAAAAGTTAAATAAGTCATTTTAATCTTTGTTTCCATCAGGGGTTAAACCTTCCATTTCTTTCGCTTGATTAACATCGATCAAATTAAGGGTAAGAAGTTGCTCAACTACTTGCAGGCGAGTGACTGGGTCTGCTCGTAGGAATGTTTCATCGACGGCAAAGCGAATTTCTTGACCGCGTGGGGTCAAATCATCCATCGATAATCTGGATTCAATAGCGGTTACATAGGGAGCGAGTGAAAATGCGTAAAATTCTTTACGTTGATCTAGAACATTTTGATATGTTTGAACGCGCATTTGTTGAGCATCGGCCATGGGTGCAGGCACGTTGCAAGCTCGACATAATTCAAGTGCCAAGTATGCTTTGGCATCGTTATACAACATTTCTGATGGTGAATAAGAAATGGGAGTGAAATCTAATGTGTTTGTTAGATAAGCCGTTGCTCGTGCACTTCTTGCCGTGCGCCAAGCGGCCAATATGCCCTGCACCTGCTCATCTGGTAAGTCCGCGCCATTGTTTTTTATGTATCCAGTTCCCATAGGAGTTTGAGCAGCGATCGATGCCGCCTTTTCAACATCTAAAGCAGATCGAATGGTGACTTGCGCTTTCAGTAATAATCCTTGGTCAAGAGCTTGAAAGGTAACAAGTGAACCGATACCGTCCATGGGTACGCGCAAACCGTTAATCATGTAGTAATCAACTTGGGCATTGTCTTTGTCATACTTAACCGTTACACGATCGTTTTGTACCCATTCAAATCGTGCTGGGCGATTATCGTTTTGGTAAAGCTCGGTGACCATCCAGTACGCGACTCCGTACATGAATAAACTGTCACACGTCCATGCCAAACTGACTGCTCGTGGTTGCCGTATATCTGGTTGATCGACCCAATTCATATTCGCTAAACCTGCACCCGATGTTGTGGAATATGTTTCCAAAGGAATACTTGCAATCGTTTGACAAATTAAATTTCGGCAACGATTGACCGTTGGGACTGCCATAGCTTCTTGGCGTAAAATTGCATTGGAATATGTGTTGTATCCTCCAAATGATCCGTAGGAAGCAAAGGGAATATCCATAGTCGGTGGGGCATATTGAGCAAGTACCTTGGGTTTTTGAGTCGGGCCATCGATCCTTGTACCGAACAAACGTTCGAGTAGGCCCATGTGCGAATGATATGGGCGTTATGTCCGAATTACTACTATTTATCCCTTATGTCGCAAATATCCTTTAAGAGGCTTAAATTGAAACGATCTTGGGAACGGACTGGGGTTTAAGCAGCTCGTGGCAGATCATGGCAGAGGCGATTGGGGCGGAAATATCGCCTGCCGATTGCCTTTTTACGATGCGCCAGCCTGAGTCGTTGGTTTTAGCGGCAACTGAGTTCATTTGGGTGATAAATTCATCTTGGCCATTATGGGTAATCCGATGGTTAATAAGGCCATCCAAAAAATCGGAGCAGGCGGTGTAAAATTGAGGCCCAGAAATATCCTCCAAAATTTGACCCGAATGGGCAAGGCGGTCGGCGATCGAGGCGGTGGCGTATTTGTCATATAGGATCTTTCGAGGTGAAAAGACATCTGCCCATTTCTTGATTCCAGCGGCAACTTTGACATCATCGACCGATAATACGCTTGACCACATCTCCAAGATCCCAATGGCAATTTTACCGTTGGGCAGTACCTGGCCCGCAACGAGAGATCCATTTTTACGGCTAGGGGAGACGTCAAAGCCAAAAATGGTCAATATCCCAGGTCGGAGTTTGACATCCTTATCGCTGGTTTCTTCCAAAATCCCATAAGGCCATGGGCTTTGTAGGGAGTCAATCCAATTACAGAATGTTTCAGTTCGAGTCGCTTCTTTTGAGCTGGTAGCAATCGATTCTTCCAAGGATTCTTTGCTAATAGTAAAGCCATAGGCAGGGTTAGCCTGGGCCACCTGCCGCCACATTTTAGGGGAGTGGTCGATTTTAGTAAAAGGTTCAGCTGAGTATTCGTAAAAGCCGAATGATTCTGGCGGCTTCGCCAAAGCGTTTTCGCGCATAATATTTAATACGCTGGAAAAAGCATCCCCGGCATTGGAAGTGAGAAAAGTCTGTGAATTAGGCCGGGCGCGAGTGACCGGCGTTACCGCTCTAAAGGCTTCCTCGCCAATTTCTCGAAGTTCATCCACAAAGAGGAAATCGGCCGTTCGACCTCTTGGCCCGTCACGAGTGGAAGCTACAACATCGATCCGACTGCCATCTTTGAGCACAATCGACTCTCCACCATTGGCATAACGGATAGCTTTGACTTGCTTCATAAGAAATGGGTGGCTTTGAATCGTATCGGCAATCGATGTAAAAGTAGACATGGCCATCGATCTGTTCTGAGCCATCATGAGGATATTTTTAGACTTCCAGGTAAACAAGTGCGCCAAGATCAACATCCGAGCCAAATGGGTTTTGCCATTCTGCCGAGCGATCAGTAGAAGGCTCGTTTTACGCACCCAGAGGCCCTTGGCATCGACTGTGAGTAGGTCATTGAGTACGTATTCCTGCCATGGCATTAGCGGCATCCCTATGGCGTTTGCAAGGTCAATCACATCTTGCACTTTTGACTTGCCTTTTAGGGGCGTGGATTGGAGGCGCGGAGTCGTTTTCCCCACAAAAACCAAGGCATTGAGGTCCAGTTTTACTATTTTATTGGCCATTTTCGTCCAAAATCGACAGTTTTGGGGACAAAATGAGCGTGTTTATCAGAGAAATAGACGGCGCG